ACAAATAAAGTAGAAGTTGAATGTTATCTAAATGAAGAAGATCATAAAATAGGTATTGTATGTGATGTCAGTATGATGGATATGAAAGAATATATTGAAAGAATAGAAAAAGACGAACGTTACTACTTAGCAGAAATAGGTCTAGATGAATTTGATAACCCAGAATTATATAGTGATACATACATAAAAAATGATTATTTGAATAATTTGAATGAAAGTGAAAAAGTGATTTTTTTTGGAAAAAATGCCTCAAGTTCATGTCATTTTCATATTTGGCAAAATTATTTATTACATCAAATAATTGGAAAAAAAACATTATATATGTTTGATTTCAATGACAATGATGATCAATTAAAACGTGGCAGTCCATGGGATATTTATCGAAAATTCACATTTTGGAAACACAATGACAAAACATTGAATATGAAAGATGAAGAAGAACGTAAAAAATTAAAATTATATAAAGTGACACTTGAACCAGGTGATTCATTAATGATACCTCCATGGTGGTATCACGATACAACGGGTCATGGATTAAGTTGTAGTATTACATCAAAATATGATGATCCAAACATGCAGTCTTATTTATTCAAATATTTTCATATATTCTTGTGCAAAATATGTATATGTTTAGAAATTTGTTATTTTAAAAATACAAAAGAACAAATACAATATGTTTTTGAAAAATTACTACAAAGCGTAATTAGTGTAATAATTATAATTAATTATTATAAAAATGTAAACATTTACTATTTGTTTGCAATCATTTTTATAATATTGAATGTTATTAGTTTTTTTTATATGGTTCTATTTAAATAGGCGATCTCAAGTATTGTTATTATATTATATTTTAAAAAAAATAAGTTATATTGAAAGAAATGCTGTTTTGAGATAAATATAAATATGTTTATTCTTTAATTAATTATTATATAAATATGTTTATTCATATCAATCGATTTTTAAGAGGCTTGTGAATTTAATTAATTCTATACGTTCGTCTGGTGTTAAAATACCTAGAAATGTGTTGATTGCATATTTAGTTTCAAAAAACATAACTTTTTTATGAATATATAGCCGTATTTCTATTTGATTTTTATCTTTTAATAAATATAATCTGGAAATCTTTTCTATATAGTTTTCAGTATAACCCCACATAGTGGCTTTATCGTTGTTCAAAAATCGAATAATATCGTTTTCTAACCAATTAAAATATTCTCCCGGTTCAATGTTTTTCCAACGTTCATAATAAGCATCACATAAATGTTCACGAACACAATAAAACGAACGAATGTCTTTGCATAATTCTTCGGGTTGTGAATTATAAGTATATGGGATAATATGTTCACGAATAATTTCAATCGGTAATCTATTTAACATAATGTATAAAAATGATTATGTTTAAATATTTTATTGTGTTATTATATAATGCCTGGAAAAAAATCAAAAAAGGTAAAATCAAAAAAGAAGTCGCGCACACGAAAAGCAAAACCATCTCAAAGAAAAATGCCACAAAAGAGAATAAAAAGTTTAATAAAAAAGGAAAAACAGCAACAAAACGATATATATTTAAATAGTGAACCAAGTTTATTAAAAATAAAAGAAAGAAATTTGAAAAATGCAACTTTTAAGAAAAATACCAAATGGGAAAAATATCCATCTTACGCATCATTAATCACACAAGTGCAATAAAAATTGAATAAAAAATTTCTATATTTTCTATAAATCATAAAAAATATGGAACAAATTAAGAAACGAGCTTACTTAAGTGATTATAAGAAAAGTCTGAATAAATATTTATTAACATCCCGTTTTAGTACAAGAACGTGGGATGAAAATGAATTATACCGAAAATCCCATGCAAAAGTTGGTTGTATTTATTGTTCAGAAGTGCCTATTAGTCAGGAAGTAAGAACAGACAAAATAATGTTTGTTTTAGAAATGAATAATGATATAAACAAAATAATGGGAATAGGATTAATAAAAAATCATCCTCATATTAACAAATATAGCGTTTATGAAAATGGTAATTATAATCGTTATAATTACGTAGGATCTACACGAATAGACAGAACATCCATGACACAAGAAGAAGATACAATAATGAAGGCTTTGGATATTTTATGTTTTAAAGGAAATACACATATGAAACGAGGACATGGATTAAAATTATTTCCAATAGAAATGTTATTTAAATGTTTGAAAGTGATTGATATAGTAGATTTCATAAATACAATGTTTAAAAAAAGATTAAAAGAAAAAACAAATATGAAATAACAAATATAAATTTATAATATAATAATAAATATGAATTCGAGAGAAAATATATATAATATAGATAATTATAGTGATGCAGACTTATATAATATTTTAGACTTAGTAAATCCATCGGATAGAGAACTTGAAGCAAAAATCAACAATATGATATGGAAATATACTAATATTGGAGGTGAATCAGGAGATCGTTTAACAGATTTTTATAATAAAATTTATGAACGTTTTTTTGTTACAGGTGAAGAAAATGAAGAAGAAGAAGAAAAAGAAGAAGAAGAAAAAGAAGAAAAAGAAGAACCAGAAAAAGAAACAAAACAATCCGAAAGTGAATTGGAAATGACATTACCTTTAGACTATGCAAAAGGTACATTAAATCCATTATTACAACAAACAACAAAACGAATAATAAGTATAGACAGTCAATACAGAGACAATAAATCATCATTGTCTTCAGATTTCACTTTTAATTTATCAGATCCATTAAGAGATGTTTTAAACTTGAAATTATATTCAATACAAATACCTTATACATGGTATACAATAAATAATAATTATGGAAGTAATTTTTTCTTTTTAAAAGGTAATTCATCAGGAATAGATAATGGAAATCACGATATCAAAATAGAAATACCAATAGGTAATTATACTGCCGAAGAATTAATAGCAGCAGTAAATCTATCATTAACGACAATAAAAACAGATATATCTTATTCAGATGCGAGTTTTAACAATACCGAAATTATATATGATTATGCAAAATCAAAAGGAACGTTGAATTTTGACATATCAAAACATTACAACGAGAACCAATATGAAATAGAATTTCTAAATCCCAACAATTTTATACCAAGCGATACTGAAAACAAGGCAAAATCCATACCATCATTTTTAGGATTTAATTACAATAAATATTATGGATACATGATAAAATCAAAATTAGAAGTATTACCATTACAAACTCAAAGTGTCGTAGATAGTGATACAAATGTAAGTAATTTTTCTTTAACAACAAACAACAATTATTTTGATATTGTTAATTATGTAAATAGTTCAGTAAGTTCTGAATACAATGTAAATACCTCAACAATAATAAACAGCGTTAGAATTAATTTGTCATTACAAACAGGAACAACCTATTCGCGTCAAGAATTAGTAAATGATTTAAATACTCAATTGCAAAATAATGCGAATTTACTGAATATATCACAATTAAAACGTATAAACGTAACAAACAGTTCGACAGATATATTGGGAGATGTATTTTTAACAACAGATACAGTAAATAATTTGGTTGGTCAAGGATTTTCACATTATGAAATGCATGTTAGAATAAATAGATTTAATGTAAACCAAACACAAAATAGTAAAATAAGTGTGATTTTTCCTCAAGATACAGAGATATGGACAGGACCTAGTTCAGCATTTGTCTTTAATACTTCAATAAATGAAGTAAGTAATATTGTATCAGAAACAAAAACAGAAGAAAATACATTTGATGTAATATTAAATCCAAAAATATTGTTGGAATGTACAAAACCCTTTTTTGAGAATAGTTTAAACAACTTCGAATTTCCATTAACAAATGGTTCTTATTTATTGAATGATTTAATAGCAGAAATTAATACAAACATAATAAATACAAACGAAAATAGCAAAGATCATGACAATACGTCCGGAGTTTTCAAAATATTAAATACATTTGCAGAAGTAGACAATAACGATAACTTTTTTGAATTGAAAGTAGATTTAACAAAACGATTTACAGAAAAAAGTTATTTTCTGGATTTGGAGAACAGTGTTGTAAAAGATAAGTTAACAAATATAAATGAATTAACACAAAATAGTGGTAAAATAACAGATATATCAAATATTGATTTATCAAGTAACAATGTTTTGGTTTCAACGTTCTCAATAGGAGGTAGTGGTTTAGAATTGAAAAAGGATGATAAAATTTTCAAAATATTTCCGAAAAACACATTCGGAAATAAGAATTATCCGGAAATCACAATATCCGCATTAGATGTGACATGGGATACTGATGGTGATGGAAATTCATTAGACAAAAAAACCTATTTCTTGAATACTGCACCGCAATTGGAAGCGGATATAAATCATCAAATAAACATTTATGATGATGGAAGTGGTAATCCTTTGGCAGGAACAAATATTTCGCTTGTTCAAGATGGAAATAATATAATAGCAACATTAACAATAATAAAAAGAATAAATTTAACACAAAGTGATTTTAATTTGACTTTTTTGAATGATAAAATATTTGGAACAACACCTACTACTTTTGACATAAATACAGATGCGTCAAATGTATGGGCATTTGATTTAAATATTGGTCAATCTACATTTAGTTTAGGTGATGATTTATATAATACACCAAATGTAAGTTATTCACAAGTAAGAGGTATTTCAAAGATTGTAAGTAAAGAGTGTATAATTACTACAGCAGTCAATGATCAAATTTTTATAAGACCATTAAGTGATGCCGGAGGCGAAGGTATATTTACAACAACAAACGCAAATTCTTTGACATTTACAATACCACCAGGTAATTATACGCGTGATCAATTAATAAATGTAATAAATAATCAATTTAGTAGTGTAGTAACAACAGGTGGTTTTAATTTATCAAATAACACACTATTAACAGTATTGCCAAATAATAACATTAAACTACGTTTAAATATGAATAAAACATATCGTGCCAAAGATTACCGAGTTGTGTTTTATGATCCATTGAGTTTTGTTACATATGCAATAGGACCAAACATTGTTACAAATACAACTTGGGATGCAACATTGGGATGGATATTGGGTTTCAGAATTTCAACAGAATATTATTTAACAGATTTTACTTCATCAACGAGTGATGTAAATGTGTGTTCAATTACAGGAGATAATGTTGTAAGTATTAATATTTATAATTATTTTATGATTATTTTAGATGATTACAATCAAAATCATTTGAATGATGGTGTAGTAACAACTGCACAAAAAGAAACAACAACATCACTTCCATCATATTCAGTAAGATCAGCAACACGTGCCAATCCTTCATCTGGAGAACCATTAACATCAACAATAAAGAAAAACGGTCAAAATATGACGAAAAATGAGATATACGCAGCACAAGAAATATTGAGTTCAAATGCAACATCCGGAAATGCAATTATATCGTCCAATAATTCTTTGTCTGCTCGAACAGTGCAATATTATTCAAGTGGACCTTTTGCAAAAAATGTGTTTGCATTGGTGCCTTTAAAAATATCAGGATTGAAAAACAATCAAATATTCGTGGAGTTTGGTGGTACATTACAAAATCAACAAAGAACATATTTTGGTCCAGTAAATATAAATAGAATGACGGTGAAGTTAATGAATGATAAAGGAGAACTTGTAGATCTAAATGGAGCAAACTGGTCATTTTCGTTTATTTGTGAACAATTATATCAACAAAAAAAAACATAATAATATATATGGAATATAGCATTTTTCAGAAATTAGGATTTTTTGGTCCTACTTTATTGTTTATATTAACAACGTATAAATTATTTTATAAAAAGATATTTTTATTCGCATATATAATTGGATATTTTTTGAATTCCATTTTAAATAAAACAATAAAACATATTGTTCGAGAACCTAGACCAAAAAATCAAATAATGATGGAAGATTATCAAACAATTGAACATACAGAGAAATACGCGATGCCTTCTGGACATGCACAATCAGTAGCATATTCAACATTTTTTTTATATATGACTTCAAATATAATTTGGACAATATTTTCCTGTTTTATAATAATATTGACATTGTATCAAAGACATAGTTTTAATCGACATACAATGAAACAATTAATAATAGGTTTAATTGTTGGTTTAATTTTTTCATTTATAATTTTTAAAATAGCAAAATATTATGTAGATACTAAAACTGATAAAAATATAATATTATAATATAATGTCTCAGAGTGATTATTTAAAATTAAGAAAAACCCAGGTAATGTTGAAAAATTTATCACAACAGCCTTCGGTTCTCGGATCAAAGAATTATATTAATTTTAAACAATATAATTTAGAAACAACAACCATAAATACAAAAACAACTTATAACAAATTACCTTTAACAAATAAAACAAATGTTTTTGATATGGAGATTGAAGCATCTGTAAATTGCCCTACATTTGAATGCACTAATACACAAAATCGCGTTAATCGTACACCATTACCAGATATTCAACAATCGTGTTTTCCAATTATGAAAGCACCAGGGAGATTGGTACCACCAGTTTATAATAGTGATGGTAAATTAAAGAGTTCTCAAAAATCAACATTGGATTGTGATTGTTTAAAGACACCATGGAAAAAGAAGTGTAATTGCGGAGCATATGTAGCAAAAACAGTTTCACAAGATTGTGGATGTACATATGTTTAACCATAATCTGAATTTGCTTTTCATCCTTAACTACTATAAATAAAAAAATTGAATTTATTTTTATTAAAATAAATCCAATATAAAATGGGAAATATGACATCTACTATTGATATGAAATTTATTGATACAAACAAATCAATAAGTATAGAAGAAAAATATTACGAAACATTGAAATATTTAAATGATGAAGACAAATCATTCAATATGTTTTTCGAAGTTTTGAAAATGTTTATGGGAAAACACAAAATAGACAAAATTGATAAAAACAACTTATATGGTTTTAGAAAAGACGGAAAATTAGTGTTTTTATTAATGAAAAAACTATTTGATTATTCAGGATTGAATGAAGATATAGAGAACATGAACGGAAAATATTCAGTAGACATGATTAAACCAATAAATGAGTACAAAAAATTCATTAATAATATAAATTATATTATTGATAATATTGAAACAACCGATTTATTGGATGAAGAAAATAATTTTTCATATATATGCAAAAACACAATTTGTTATTTACATGAAAAAAATAAAGAAATGAATGAATTAAATGATAGTATTAAAACTATTAATAAAAGCATAGATACTCTTCAAAGTTTTACAATTAATTAAAATTGTTCTATGTTTCCTGTAATATTTACTGCAGTATTAAAAGTTGCATTATTTGCAATATTTATATTATTAAAATCCACATTCGAATTAAATGATGCATCACTATTTATTAATAAATGACCACTTGGTTTTACTTCTAATGTGCTATTAAAAGATGCATCGCCACCTACTACTAAATCACTATTAAAAGATACATCATTCAATACAACTAATTCATCTACATTAAAACTTCCATCCAATATTCCTGTTAATATAACATTTGACGAAGTACCTCCAATATTAATTGTTGTTGCTTCGTTTCCAATATTTATCACATCTACTGTTTCATTAAATACATCAATGTTATTATTTGTTGTACGTAATTTTCCTTTGTTGTTTACGATTAAATCCCCCGAAATATCTATGTTACCATAAATATCAATTGCACTGTTATTTGGTCTATTTAGTAAATCTGGTAAAAAACTATGTATAATGTTGGTACTTCCTGTTGATGAATTTTCTACATATTCACTTTCTTGTGTATTAATTATAAATCTATCATCATCCGGCATATAAACAGAAGTCAAATTCATGTTATTATCTAATAAAAATCCCATTCCATTTGAATTTATTGCATTTTTTTCAACATGTGTCCATGTTGCAAATCCATCTCTTGAATAATACATTTTACTATCTTCACCAATTACTAATGCATTATTTGCATCTTTGAATGTTACATCATTCAATGATCCGTCTAATACTGTTTTTGTCCAGTTTTTTCCATTTTTTGTAAAAATGATTGCATTTGTTCCTACTGCAATAGCAGTAGTTTCATCAAAAACGCGGATTTTATTATAACTAGTATCAACAAGTACTTGTGAATATTGTAAATTAAATGCACCATCAGAATCGTATTCATATTTGTTTATTTTTTCATGACCTAATGCGTATACAAAATTATTATGACCATCCAAAGAAATAGTATTTATATCTGATATTTTATTATTACTCACATCACCTATTGGAGAATCGTAAGTATCAAAATCAAAATTAAAATACAATATACCACCAGACGTGTATTGTGTAGTAACACCAACAGTAAATTGTGTATCCTGTAAACCCATAAATACCGTATTTGTAGGTGAAATGTAAATACTTGTAAAACTATAAACATCATTAGGATCACTAGGACTTTTAATACGTAAATAACTTTGATTACTATTCTTTGAAAAGAACATATTTTCACCCGTCTTTGACGCAATCACCGAATAAGAAGCATCTTTTACATATACCGATTCCAAAATATGTGTTGTTCCTGAAAGGTCAATAATAGTAGCACTATCGTTCCATGTTATTCCTCCATCATTTGAATATTTTGTTTTATATTGCTGATTTGGTATTGTTTGTGTATAAGGACCTCCAACCATTACTGCATAATTTTTATTTGTTTTTGAACAATCTACATCAAATACTTCAAAAGTAGTAGTTGTTAATTTTTTCAAATCATTATTGGATAAATTCGTTTTACCGTTTATATCTAAAATATAATTATCTACTTGTGGTGTGTGTGTGTTTATACCAACCGTTTTTGGATATTTCTTTTTATCTTTTCCTGATACAACCATTTGAGCAGGTGCAACATTTGTTCCATACAATACATTCGAAACATCTATAATTCCCATACTACGTTCAATATCATTCGCATATGCACCACCTTTTACGTTCAATCCATTTTGATTAGGTGCTATTATATTTAATATTGTATTGGATGAATTATCTGTAGCAACTAAACTTAATGCATTTCCATAACAAGCATTTGTATTGTATACATCAGGTAAATACAATCCGGCTGAAACATCGTATATTGCCATTGTTTCATCCGAAATATGTGCTGAGGTTGAGAACTTGGATACTAATAAATTAGTATTTATTTTTGTATTTGTTGGGCCTCCTATTGTAAATGTTGTATCTACTTTGGTATATTTTAATGATAAATCAGCAGGTTGTGGTAAATCACCTTCTGAAGGACCATAATTATTTCCACAATAATATAATATAGATGATTGATCATAATTTGTAAAAAGTGAGATACCTGTATTTTTTGATATATTTTGGCTATTTTGAACAGTACTAGGGTTAGCATTTTGAGCCAATATATTCCAGTTATCTGATCTACCTGCATAAATTTGAATACCTTTTAATTCAGCACCTTGTATATCTAAAGTAGCAGTAGGTTCTAATTGATTTACACCAAGCATATATGCTTGACCAATAGGCCCTTCGTCGAAAGCAGATTTTTGTGCACCTACTAAATAAGTACCCGCTGTATTAGGATCTGCAAAAGTTATTCTACCATCCAAAATTGTTAAACCTTTTCCTGGGTATGTACTATTAAAATTCACTGGTCCGTTAAAATCAGCTTGGGTTGCTACATTTAATGCACCTAACAAATTTGCATCACCAAAAACAGAAAGTGAAGACACTTGAAACTCATTAGCCACTTCTCTCACAGTAAACTTATCTGTAACAAATGAGTTTACTGTAATATTATTTAATTTTTCCATTTTATTCAAACCACCATATTTACGCCATGATTGATTAGACATTATTATACATTATTCAATGATTTTTATATGTCTTATTTTTTGCAATTCTTTTTCTTTTTGTTTTGTTCTTTTTAAGAAACTTTCTTATTTTTGGTACTTCGTTCAAAATGCGATCTACAAACTCTCTGAAAAATGGTCTAAATTCGTTTCTTCGTTTTTTCATGTCTTTTGTTGTAAACCATTCTATTTTCATTTTTTCGAAAAATTTGGTTTGTGAAAGATGTTTATTATTCATTTTTTCCCATAAAAAATCATGATTATTATTGTAATATAACGGTAATTTCTCATCATAATCCATTAAAAAAATATGGGAATAATATTTATCATCAAAATTTATTTGATATGTTCCTCCTGCCTTTTTTATTCGATCTTTCAATGTTTTTTTAGTTCCTAAAAATCCCGTTAATTCTTCACAACCTTCACGAATAGCTCCTTCAAATATAGATTCATCTTCTTTTCCTCCACCAAAATCCGAGAACCCACGAATACCATTTTCTAATGCTTTCTCTTTACCAAATAAAAAATATAATTTATTCTTATGAATTGCTACAGGAAGTATGCTTACACCTACCATATATATTATACATATATATTGTATTTATTGTGAAATTTTTTTAATTTAACTTACTCCAATTTAACTTACTCCACTTGTCAAATTCTTTTTCAAAATTTTCTGTTTTTTCTGTTTTTTCTTGTTTAATTTGCTTGCTGTTTAGTAATTTAACTGGTTCTTTTTTTTCTTTCTCCATTTTTATTGATTTATTTTTACTATCTTTTTTTTTTCTTGTTGTTCTTATTGTGTTGTTAGACGCAGTAAGTCGCGGTTCGTCAAATACTATTAAATCATCAGTTGGTGGTGGAGTATATACTGGTGCTGGAATTAGTGCTTCATAATGTTCTAAATCGTAAAATTTAAAATTATATGTAGGTCGACTAGGATCAACTTCAAACATATCAAGAGTATAGCTGTTGTTCGCTAGTATATAAAGTGTTATATTAACGTTAAATAATAAACATGATGCTATTACATGAATATCTCCGGCCCAAACTTTGTTTTTACAACCTTGCTCAATATATACCTCACTAGCGGATTTTACATGATATGCCAAAAGTTTTTTTAAACCTTTTTTATTTGCTTGTAAGCTTTTATAATTGCCGTCATTAATTAATTGACCTACTTCTTGATCTAAATCATCATTAAGTAACCAACCTCCTTCTTGTTCTAAATCAATTGTAGTAGCCATTTTATAACCTTTCAAAAAATTACATATTCTGTCTCTATACATATTATGAAATTTTGCATCTTGTACATCTAAATATGACAATGATTCAAAAAAACAATTACCATCTGCTTTATTACGTATTTCTTCAAAATTTAATTGATTATAATCGTCTAAACTTAGCGGTACTGACATATATATATTAACGCTTAGATTTTCTTGATTTTCTTGATTTTCTTTTTGTGGTTTTTCTTTTTGGTTTCTTTGATTTTTTGGATTTCTTTGATTTTCTGGATTTTCCTGCTACAGCTATTTGTTTATCCGGTGTAAGGGGAATATTATTTTCTACTAGTGGAAGAGGGTCAGATATATTCGCACTGTAATTTGCTATTTGATGGCGTTCTTCATTAAGCATTTTATAATAATTTTTCTCTTTAATTTTATTTATATATGTGTCTAATAAATCTTGTTTATAATTAATACTTTTAATTAATGTTTCTGATATCCCTGATTTTTTGAATTCAGCAATTTCTTCATCTGTTAATCTATTTGATTCTACAATTGGTATTTTATTCAAATTAGTATAGATAGCCAATGCTTCGGAACCTGCATCCGAAAATTTTCCATGGATCATATCAGCAATAACAAAGAAACCGTGTATTAAACTCGAACCACTATTTATTAAATTTCCTAATAGACCTTCGTCTTCTTCTTCTATTTTAAATATTAATTTAATATTTTTATCCGTATTTTTTAATAATAATTTTTTTAAAAATACAGTTGTAAATATATTATTTATATCAAAACCAAAAATATTCGTTATATAATATATTACATGCATATACGCGTGTATTCCTTTTGTATAATTTGACAAACCCGCAACTGGTGTATATGATGTTTCAATTGTTTTATATGTAAAAATTCGATCACTATCGCTAGGAGTAATTGTTAGCAAATGTTTATTTATAAAATTTTCATCATTTATTAATAATTTTGTTATATCATAAAATTCAATATATTCCTGTTCTATTAATGGTGAAAGATTTGTTTTTTTTCTTTTCAAACTTGAAAGTCCCGTATTTGGAAAAGATATTCCCCATAAATAATATGGTTCTTGCAATGGTTGTTCTATTAATGTATCTAATTCTGTATTATCAATTTTACCACAAATATTGTGCTGTATCTTTTCTTCACCAGATTTGTATATGAGTGTTGCTAATACTTGTGCTTTTTCATCATCTTCTTGTATATTTTTTATCAAACTTTTAAATACAAATTTATGTTTAAAATTATTTGATCCTTGTAATTCTTTAAAATTAAAAGCCAATTTTCTATTTTTACATTGTTGTTCTTCTTTTTCTATCATATTCATAGAATAGGTTAGTTCAAAAATATTCGGTTTATCTGGTTGGTTCTGCTGTAAAGTTATTGGTCTTAAAAAAATGAATTTAGAAATTCCATTTTCAGATATATTTGGATTAATTAATTCTAAATCGTTCATATATTAACGCTTAGATTTTCAATTTCTATTTTTTTAAATATAAATCTATGTTCAAACTCACTTAAAGTAGGTGTTAAATCTATTTTATATTTATACCTACTATGTGGATTTATTTCACGTTCTATTGGCATTTTAATATATTTTAGTTTTGTTAATTTCATATAAATTTTAGAATTCGGATTAACAGGATCTTTTTCTCTTTCACATGATAAACCAATTGCCCTATTGTGTCCTTCATTAAAAATATTGTTTGGTTGTGAAATATCAATTACTTCAAAAGGTCTATACCAAATATCTCTATAGTTATCTAACCATCCATGATCAATTGGATTATCAGTATAATTTTCATCTATATTTTGTAATTGAATATTTTCATTAATTTCGTTAGTTTCTTCTGTTAATAAATCTCTACTCATTAAAAAATTTTTAAATATTATTTATAGATTTTTCTTCTTCCTCTTTATTATTATTTTTTTTGTTGTATCTACTGTTTCTTCTTTAAATTCAAATTCTTTAAATAACGGTTGTGATATTTCCGGTACTTCTATTTCCGGTATTTTATTATAAAATTCCTTCACTTTTGGATGTGCCTTTACACGTTCTCCCATAAAACTCGATAAATATAATCCACTTAATGTTTCTATTCGCGATAAAGCTACATATGTTTGTCCATATGCAAATATATCTTTTCCTATATCCATTTGCGCCATTTTCAATGTTGCTCCTTGGATTTTATGTATTGTTAATGCCCATGCTAATTGTAGCGGATATTGACATATTGATAACTTTGGATATTGTTCCGATTGCCAATGATATTTTTCAATCAACATTATAATACCATTTGCAAATCTTATTTTTGGTATTTTCTCTATTCCTACTAAATCTATTATTATTCCTTGAGAACCATTACATATTCCACTTTCCATATTAATATTTGCATTACACATGATTGCTGCTCCGATTTTCAATTCTAATTCCTCCATACAAGGAGAATTTGATAATAATTGTTTCAATTCCGCATCTTCTTGTAATGGTGTTAATTTACAACAATCTTCTATTTTATCTCTTTCTATGTCTTTTAGTTTGTCTTTTTTTCCATATTCTAAATAAAATGTATTATTTGTGTTTTTCTCATAAGAATATTTCACAGGTTCTCCAGATAATTTATTAAAAGCATAATTATTTACAACATCCACTTTATATCTTGTTGGAAACAACTTGGTCAACTCTACATCATTATATTCTTCTTTATTATAAGGCCTATTTACGTATTTTTTAAGTATTTCTTTTGATTTATTTGAAAGTTCTCCAATTCTTATTTCATTTAATATTTCAATATATTCAGTATCAGTTTGTCTAAAAATTTTTTTCAGTACTACATGATTTTCCAAAGGAAATATATCATTCCATTTTTTTGATTGAAAACAAAACATTCCACTTTCTTCATCATTTATCGTTTCTATTGGTGGTAATTGATAAAAATCACAAACTAATATTACTTGTATTCCTCCAAATGGTTCTTTGGAATATCGTATTTTTTGTGCCAATTCATTCAATACTTCAAATATTTTTAAACTCATCATACTCGCCTCATCAATAATCAATGTTTTTACCGAATACCAATTTGAACGTACTTTTGGTATTTTCATTGCTTGATTTATTATTTGTTCTTTTGTTCCCTTTCCTGTTCTTATTCCCGACCACGAATGAATTGTTTTTGCACTACTTCCTAATAAAATTGCTGCACATCCGGTTAATGCAGTTACTTGTACTTTCTTTTTTTCTAAAAAAGAATGTGTTTGAAAGTCTTTGATTAATTTAGATTTTCCTGTTCCTCCTGGTCCAGTTATAATCAAATTTTCTCCTTTTTTATATTTTTCTAATGCATAATTTTGTTCATTGCTTAAAGACATATCTATAATATAATGCATATATGTTTTTATATTAATCAATTTTTATTATTTATATATAACTTTTTTATAACTTGTAATGTTAAAAAAAAGTTTTAAAATATTATTTACACTTCTTCTGTTAATATACTAGACGATCTAATTTGATTTTCGGGGTCTTCTAATAACATTTCATTTATTTGATGTATTTGTTTTTCTTCTTTATTTTGTGTTTTTATACAAAAATGATAAAATAACATTATTATTATCAAAAATATCAATATACCAACAACACTAATAATCAATATAATCTCATTATTGTAAAACATAATTATAATAATAAAATATTTATGTTTTTTATTAATCAATTTTTTAAAATTCTTTATAAGTCAAGAAAATACCCACAATAACCAATTCATTTATATATTGAGATATTTTTATTATTTATAATATATGACTTGCAGTATTTGCGAATTAGATCCAAGTTCTCATTCTTTAAAAAAAATTTCTGAAAATGAGAACATGACAATTTATTATACTTGTCCAGCACAAGCATCAAAATATTATGATTGTTCTGGAATTATTCATCATTATACGAACGAATTTAATACTATTAAAACAGAAAAGTGGATGTGGATTATAGATTGTTCTGGATATGGTTTAATACATTTAATGCAACATAAAGTTGGCATAGGTTTGGGACAACTTATTTCAACAAAATATAGCCATCATTTAGAAAAAATTTGTATTATTAATCCCAATTGGTATATTTATAGTATGTCCTCAATTGTTTGGCCATTTTTAAATAAGAAAGTCAAATCGATTATTTTATATGACAATAAGAAATATAACTTGGAGAACATGCCATAAAATATGTATATATATATTATATGGGATTTACCAAAAAAAATGTCACGCGCTCTAAATATACACGTGCTAAACGTGTAAAACGTTCTAAGAAAACAAATAAAAGACGTTCTCGAAAATGTGTAAAAGGTGGTGATGATGATGATGATGATGATGCATGGACACGAATGCAGATAGATGAAAAATTAAAAAAAATTGTAGAGTCTATTAATATTAGAAGTAGAAATGTAGATTATTATATTATTATGGAGAAAAATGGAGGGAGTGATATAAACTATAAAATACAAAAATTTACTTCACCAACTACAAAACATAGTTTTTTTAAAGGTACTAAATCAAATTTCAATAAATTGAATTTTGAATTAGGTAAAGAAGAAAAAATTGAAAGAGATCAAATACTACCATCTCTCTCCATGTTCAGATTTGAAGAAGAAGAAAAAAAAGGTACATCTGAAATAACAAATACAGTACGCAGAATTAGACCAGGTTGTATATTAAGAAAAATTAATGATGATTTATATGAAATAGATGTAAGTTTAACTACTAAATTCATAGATTATGATGAAAAAATTGGCGGATGAGGAGGCGGCGACGGCAATGCTGTCGCACCAACCTATCCTAATAATCCTTAAATATGAAAATTAAACAAAAAGAATGACAATGTTTGCTCTAATTATGCAGACATTTGATATTTTTGTTTATACATATTCCACTTTTAGAACAAAAGAAATGTCTTCACCATTTAGATCCATTACTTTTCCGAATTCATTTATCAATCGTACATGTATTTTGAGTAAATCATTTTTACCAGAATATGTACGTAATTCGGACTCCAAAGAACCACTTGCTACACTTGCAGGCAATACTGTTCCAAATGGATAACTAGTATTATTTAATTGTATTCTTGTAAGTGTATTTCTATTTACTTTACTATTGAATTCGTCAATTGTTAAGTACAAATATCTTGGACCATTTAAATTAACCAATCCTTCAGTTATTTGAGAACCGTCTACTGTATATTGTGGTTCTCTAAATCCTAATAACCAACCTAAACTGCTTTTTAAATTATATCTATTGAAATTTCCATCTTTATCGACATTGAAATATACATCAAATGTTCCGGTTATTGTTGCTTTGTTATTTGCTATTGCAAAACTTCCAGA